AATTAAATCTTGTTTGAATTTATTATTAAATAAATTATTTTTTATTTCTGTAAGATATTTTTTAATTTCTTTTCTTTTTTCAAAAGAAAATTGTAATTTATAATGATTATATAATATTTGTAATTTTTCTATTGAATTATCTAATACTATATTAAATACATACTTATTTCTCTCTTTTTCAATTATATCTTTATTATTATTATATACTGATAAATATTTACTTGTAAGATTAGTTGAACAAAATTTATGATTTTCTGGCAATCTTTTATTAAAATATAAATATTCAATTAATTGTGTAATACATGATATTTGTTTATCAAAAATATTTTTAATTTCAGTTATATTTAATTTTAATACATCTATATCACAAATATCTTTTATAATTATTATATTATTTGTTATATTATTTATATTATTTGTTATATTAGTTATATTAGTTGTATTATTATTAATTATATTAGTTGTATTATCTGTATTATTATCAATTATATTAATTATATTAGTTGTATTATCTGTATTATTAGCAATTATATTAGTTGTATTATCTGTATTATTATCAATAATATTAGTATTATCTGTATTATTAGCAATTATATTAGTTGTATTATCTGTATTATTATCAATAATATTAGTATTAAATTTACATTTTTTTTCATGATTCAATTTAGATATTTTATTTAATAATTTTTTATTACAATATTTACATAAATATTTTTTTGAATAAACATTATTTTCATTGTGTAAATTACAATTTTCTATAGAACATATTTTTGAATGTCTCCATTTTGTCTGTCTACACTTAAATATTCTATTGCATATATTACATTGTAATATTGAATCATTATTATCATTATTATTACTATTTATATTATTGTTATTAATTTGTTTATTATATTTATCACTATTATATTTTTGAATATTTATTTTTTCTTCTAATGACAATATTTTAATATTATATTTCATATAATTAATCTTAATAAATATTTTTTCATCAATTTCTTTTATTGCACTCATAATATAATTACTAGTATTTATATTTTCACACCATACTAATATTTTAGCTATTTTATTATTATGTTTTCTTAATGCTCTACTTATTCTTTGTATGATTTTTATTTTTGATACACAATTATAAGTTATATAAACACTATCACACGAGGGTATGTCAATACATTCATCTAATATTCCAACAGAACATAATATACTTATATTTTCATTATTATTAAATTCTTCTAATTTTTTATTTCTACTATTTTTGGTATCTTTACAAATTATACTATCTATATAATATTTATAATTATAATAATTATTAATGTCATTAAAACATTTAACAAAAATATCTATATCTTCATGGGAATTAAAATAAATTATTGTTTTTAATTTACCTAATATTTTTATACATTCAAAATAATATAAAACTTTTTTTATCAATAATGTATCATAGTTGTTTATTTTAATTTCTTGTGTCAGTATATTATAATTATCTTCATTGTGAATTGGTAAATATATTTCATAGTTTGAAATATAATTATTTGTAATTGCATGTTCAAATGTCATTCTATATACTATTTTTCCTAATATATTTTCAATATCGCAATTATCATCATCTAATTCATAAATTTTAGGAGTTGATGACATATATAATTTTTTATTTTTTGATTTTATTATTTTATATAAATAATCACTTCTATTGTATACATTATTATAACTTAGATTATGAAATTCATCAATAATAATAAATGCATTTTTATATTTATTAATAATTTCTATGATAATATCACTGCTTTTATATGTAGAACCTATAATAATATTTTCATATTTATTAATTTTATCTAATATATAATTAATATTTCTAGACCCTTCGCTATCAACAATAATAGTTTTTAAATTTTCATTTTTAGAATATTTCTTAAAATTAATAATATTTTGTTCTGTATGTTGTTTCGTTAAAAAATAAAAATTAAAAATTTTTATTTTTTAACTTAATAACTAATAATATAAATCTTTGATTTATATTATTAGTTGTTTCAATGGAGAAATAATAATAATTATATTGTAATTTTCAGATATCAAAAAACTTGTAAATGTTTTACCACAACCACAAGGCATAGTTAATATAGCATTATTATTAGTTTGATAATATAAGTTAAATTTATCAACACATTCTAGTTGATAATCATAAGGAACTAATATATTTTTAGGAATAGTAATATTATTTTCTATAGGTAAATGAATAAATGTATGAGTATTATTTTTACATACCTTTAATAAATTATAAGAATATTTATTGTTAGATGTATAAATTATACCTTTTTTATTATAATGTTCTTTTTGAGACATTATTGCAAAATATCCAGATAAATCTTTAATGCATAATGTACTTTCATAATTTTTACATTGTATAAATGATATTTCATTAGTTAATTTATCAATTTGTATAATATCAATACCTATATCATGAATATAATTTTTACATGTGTCTCTATTTATTCTACAATCATTTATATCATCAATTAAATTAGCATTAAATAAAATAAAATCAGGAATATTTTTCCATAAATAAGCAATATTATTACTGTTATTATTGATATAATTACATACATATTCTTCATAAATAGTTCCCTTATCTATTTTAGACATATATATATAATATTAATATAGCTTTATATACATATATAGTAGGTATTAATGATTTAATATATTATTATGTTAGCATATTTAAAATAATAATATATATAATTATATATTTTCAAGATATTTTTTATTATATAAATAATAATATGAGTTTATAATTAGAGATAGATATGTCTAATTATAATGGATATAAATAAAATTAATTATTATGAATTATTATATTTAATTATAAAGTATCAAAAAAATATTAATTTGGTTATAGATTTTTACAGATATAATTCATTAGATTTACCATTTTATTTAAATAATAAATATTTAGAATTATTAACTGAATATTGTGATAAATCTAATTCAAATATTGTAGAAATATTATTTAATCCTAAAATAGAATATAGATATTTTTGTTATAATTTATTAGATAAAGTAAGACAATATAAATTACCAGAATTAGTTTTAAATTTAAATTATGAAACAGTATTAATAGAATTTAGACCATTATTACATTTAGAATTTTTAGTTCTTAATACAATTAGAAAAGTTGGTAATAAATGGAGTCATACTATTGTATGTGGTAATTTAAATTATGATTTTATAGTTGATTTTTGTAAAGACATTAAAAATATTAGAATTATAAAATTAGATTATGATAATTTAACAGTTAAAGAATGTGAAAGACTTACTAAAACTTTAGATTTTTGGAATCTATTTAATGGTAAAAAATTATTATTTTATCATGAAGATACATTTATGTTTAAAACTAATATTGATGATTTTATTGAATGGGATTATATAGGAGCAAGTTTTCCTATTGAACATAATGTAAATTCTCATCATGTAGGAAATGGAGGTTTTAGTATTAGAACTAAATCTGTATTATGTGATATCATTAAATTAAGAATTATGGAAAATAACCCCAATGATGATAACCTTAATGAAGATGTTTATTTTGCTAAATTTATGTTAGAATATAATATTGGTTCCTTAGCTAATGTTGAAGAAGCTAATAAATTTGCTTGTGAATATTTTATAACAAATGATTCATTTGGTAGTCATAATTTTGTAAATTTTAATTATAGATGGAAGTCTATGATATATAATAATATATTAGAGTATTATTGAATTATTATAAAATTAATAAAATTATTTTATTTTAATTTATATATAATATATTATATTATATATAATGGGTCAAATTAGTAGTGCAAATAAAGATACTAATGGTTATTATACATTAACTTTCACAGGTGGAATGCAACCTATGTCTAATATGATTAGATATAAAATACCAATAAATACTTTAAATTTATTAAAAAAAATAGGAACAAATGAACAATTAAAAAACCAATTAGCCGCAGAAATGACTGCTGACTTACAAAGAAATATAGATAAAAATTTTAAACCAACTGATATACCAAAACAAAATAATATTACACCAGAAAAAATGATATTTAATATAGCAGCAATGATGCCATCAATTAATAATCCTATGAATTTAGAGTATGATGCTTCTAAACCAACATATTTTTTTATTGTAAATGACATAAAAGATGCCTTAAAAAAAGAAATGATATCATATTTTAAGATGATGTATGCTGTTGATGCAAATTTATCTATATCATTTGAAGAATCTGAAGAAAAAGAACCAAATATAAATATACCATCAAATTATCAATTTGAAATAGATCCTTGTATACCTGAAATTTCTTGTGTATCTTCAACTATATTACCAACTTTTAATACAATAACATTACCAACTTTTAATACAATAACATTACCAACAAATTATTCAACAATAACACCAACTTATAATATAACTAAATTACCAATAACTAATTCAATAATATTACCAACAACTAATTCAAATATAAAATCATTATTTTTTTCAAATAAATATATAATGATTAGTCTATTAATTGTAATTGGATTATTATCATATGTATTATTTAAAAATAAAGATTATATTACACCATTTTTATTAAAAAATGGGATAAATGCTAAATAAAAAACCCTGCATTTGTTAACAGTTAATAAAAATATTTAAAGATTTATAATTGTATAATTATGGTTAATTAACTCCTACTAAAAACCTAAGCTTTCAAAGGGAAAATAAAAAGCTTTTCATTATAGTAGTATAAAATATAACCGCTTATTAAGCCGTAAAATAGATGCATGCATATCCTGGTACAATTACATTTTAAGTAGCTGTTTAAATATCTCATTTTTCATTTATTAAGGTGTAATATTATTCTAATATATATAATAAATGACATAATATTGTAGTGTTTTATTGAATTTATATATGATACTATTGAGACATGTTTATGAATGTTGTTATGTCATGTATATTAAATAATATTGAATATGATTTAATTGAATGGGATTATATAGGAGCAATTTTCCCATATGAAATGGAGGATTTAGTATTAGAACTAAATCTGTATTATGTGATATCATTAAATTAAGAATTATGGAAAATTATGATAATCTTAATGAAGATATATATTTTGCTAAATTTATATTAGTTCCTTAGCTATTGAAGTCTATGATATATAATAATATATTAAATTATTATTAAAAAATTAAAATAATAATTTAAAAAAAATAAATAATATTATTTAATGATATCATTATATGAATATATGTTAAATAGTTATAAAAAAGAAATAGATGTTTTAAGTGCTATAATCACTTGTATTAAATATGATATTCAAGAATTAAGAAATGAAAATAATTATTGTTTTAGAAGATTTAAATAGATATAAATAGATATAAAAAAATATAAATTAAATTAACAACTTGAATAAAATCCCAAAAATGAACTTATTTTTTTTATAAAATATTAAATCATATATTTTATAAAAAAAATACTTATTATAATTTGTAAATATATTACAGTATTTTAATCTTTAATATATATAATGCTTGTATAATAAATTGAATGCATTTTTTTATTAAACTCACAAATGATATAATTAATGTTATTTACATTAATTATATTATAAATATAAACATAAGATTTTATTCATGATAATTAATTTAAATTTATTAATTCTTTAACTTTTATAAATGAATATAATTTACCAAATATTATAATTTTTTGGTTATTCAGTCAAGTAAATTATAAAAAGTATATTTACTCAAAAAATAAAGTTTATTATCTTTTAGTTTTTTCTAATAATATTATAATATTTTTTATCTCCTATATTAATTTCTTTATTTATAAATTCTAAAAATGTACCATCTATTGAAAGAGAACCAATAATATCTATAGGAATATTTTTTTTTGGAAATGGAAAAATATGCCCGAAACATATTATATAAATAATATCATATGCCTTTTCAAAGACTTTTGACATATTATAAATATTAAATTTATTAGTATAATTTGTATCATATAATAATACTATTGTAAGATTTGATTTTAATGTAAACTCTTCTAATGGAATTGTAGCTAATGCATCTGAAAAATTAAGAAAAACATTATCTTTATATGCAACTTTATATTTGTATGGTTTATTATTATTAAAATCTTTATATAAATTATATGCATTATATAGAAATTTTGCATCAACAATTCCATCAAAAAGAATAGAACCTCCTAAAGTGAGAATTTTAATATTAGGACCTATGAGTTCTTTATCTCTCCAAGATATAACATTTTTAATAAAACAATTATACATAAGACAAATGTTTTAAGTAAAAAAGTAGTTATAATATTAAAATAATATTATTTATATAGTATAAACTTCAATTTTTTAATAACTAAAATATCTGTTGATACAAATTTATCTACATCACATGATAATGGACCTAGTAAAAAAAGTATATTAAACTATATTAAATATAATATAATTTTTCTTTATTAATGATATATTTGATATTTCTTAACATTAAACTATAAATTAATATTAAACAATAAAGTTAAATTGATAATTATTTTATTTTAATTTATATATTATGCGTAATGTTAGTAGTGCAACTAAAGATACTAATTGTTAACATTATAAAGCATAATTTTTATTTATTATTAATAATATATATATATATATTATGACATATGAGAATATATATTTAAAATATATTAAATATAAACAAAAATATAAAAAATTAAAACAATTAAATATTAGACAATTTACTGGAGGTTATTATTATCCTAGTTCAATAAAATATGAGGAACCCCTTAAATTAAATGATTTATTCATATTAGTAGCTATTACAATATATAAATTAAAAGAATCAAAAACCATACCTGAATTTATAAATAATAAAATTATATTAATTGATGAAAATACACCTGATAATAATAAAAACTATACAATAACTATTTCATTAGATGATTCTGATATACAATTACCTTATGTAATTAAAATAGAATCTATAGACTCTAATGTTTTACCTCATCCTATTAATACTAAATTTAGAACACTTACTTGGGATGATATTCAACATCATATAATAAGTGCATATACTAATTTTATGGAACATAAAATAACTACACTAGATGATCATAAACGTATAATTTTTTATTAATATAGTATTAAAAAAATAAATTACATGTTATACATCATCAATAGAAAAATAATTTAATTTATTTAAATCTAGTATAAATATATATGTCTTCAATACTTGATAATACATTAATAGAAAAATATAAAACAATGATAAATTTAGATAATTTATTATATACAAATAATTCTATATTATATAAGAGTCCATTAAACATTAATAATAATTTATTTATATCTACAACAAGTAATATACAAAATATATCAGTTAATTCTAATTTATTAGTTAATAACATAACAAATAATATTAATTCTATTACTATTAATTCTAATCTAAATGTTTCATCTAATACTATATTTTGTAATATAACAAGTAATAGTTTAAACTTTTCAAATTTAAATATATCTAATAATTTAACAATATCTAATATATCAATTTTAAATAATAATACAACTATATTATCTTCATTATTAGTAAGTAGACCAACTACATTAAATACAGTTAAAACATTAAATATAAGTCCAATAAATAATGTTCTTAATATTAATGCTACTAATATTAATATAGGTAATGTTGGAATTGATATGTCTAATGTTAATTTTAATGGAACAATATCATCAATTATTACTAATGAATTAAATGTAGTTGATAAATTAGTATCTTTTAATGCTAATATAACTAATTTAACTGCAATTGATATAGGTAATAATGCAGGTTTAGAAATATTAGGAACAACATCTCCTGGTTATATTAGAACTTCAAATAATAGTTCTTATTATGAATTAAAATATCCTAATAATAATTCAATATATCTTATTAATATATTAGATTCAAACAATAATTTATATATAACAGGTTCTACATTATTATATAATAATAATACTATAAAATCATCATTAAATGTTTCTAATAATTTATTAACTCAAAATTTATCAATAAATTCATCATTAAATATATCTTATAATACTATTTTAAATAATTCAGTATCTATAAATAATAATTTATTTATATCATCATTATCATTACTAAATAATAATGTATCAATGTATAAGAATTTAAATCTAAATAATAATTTATATACTAATAATTTATCAATGTTGTCATGTAATGTTTCAAATAATAGTTTATTAAATAATACATCATTATTATCATCATTTTATGTTAATAATAATAATATTATTACACAAAATGCTACAGTATCAAGTGCATTAAATGTATCTAATATTAGTATATTTAATAATGTATCATTAAATTCATCATTAAATATTAGCAATAATACAATATTATTAAATAATACAACATTATTATCTTCATTATATGTATCATCTAATTCTAAATTTATTAATAATTCAACTATATTAAGTAATCTAAATGTATCAAATAATAGTATAATTAATGGAAGTTTAACATTAGGATCATCATTAAATATTAAAAGCACCATAATAGCTAATTTACCTGAATATAAAGATAATATTACAGCATCTAATGCAGGTATTCCTTTATGGGGATTATATAGAACAGGTGGTATAGTTAAAATAAGATTAGATACTTCAGGTCCTGTTATTACAATTAATGGTAGTAATCCAACTAGTATTAAACTAGGATATACATATACTGAGTTAGGAGCAACAGCATTAGATAATTTAGATGGTGTTGTATCAGTATCATCTTCAGGAACAGTTAATACAACATTATTTGGAACATATTATATTATATATTCTGCAACTGATAGTTATTATAATACATCAACAGCTATAAGAACAATTAATGTGATAGCATTACCATCATATTATGTAGATTCATCATCATATTTAAAATTTAATGGAACATATAATATATTTAATCAAAACACTGCTTGGACTATTGAATCTTGGATTTATCCAACAGATTTATCAAATAATAATGGACAAAGTTGTTCAATTTTTTCTTTTTCTTCTAATGAAAATGTCTTTATATATGTTAATGCACAAAACCGGCTTGGATGGTTAATGTTAAATACTGATAGTAATTTATCAACACCTACAATAAATATTAATCAATGGTATCATATAGCTATTATGAGAAGTACTAATGGAATTATTACTATAATTTTAAATGGTACATATTATAGTACTTATAATATAGGTTCAACAACAACTTCAAATAATTTAACTCCATTTTATTTAGGTGTATTTAACCCTGTTAATAGACCAATTATAGTTAAAAAATTTGTAGGATATATTTCACAAACTAAAATATCAAATACTCAAAGATATAATGTAGCATCAATACCATTTACACCACCTACTGATTTAACTCCATTAAGTTCTGAATTATCTAATACTTTATTTTATTTAGGTAATAATTATACTGATACTATTTCAAATACACAAGCTACTATAGTTGGTAATGTAACTATGAATACTACTTTAAGTTATCCATAAATTATCAATTAGTATATTATTAAATACATTATTTCTATGATTTATTAATTCATATAATTCATTATATATATTATCTAAATTAATATTTTTACTTAATGTTAATTTAGATTGTCCATTATTTTGGACATGATTATCTAGATAACTTATTGATGATTTAAAATTATAATATTTTTGCCATATTTCAGGAAGAATTAAATTACATCCATAACTAAATGATAATGGAATAGAACCAGATATACTATTTGATTTTGAATTAATATTATGTGGTATATCAATACATAAAATATAATGAGATTTTTTTATAATATTAAACATAATTTGTGGAGGTGGATTAGTATATGTATATATATTATTACTATTATATTTATGAGGTATATATCTTGCAATTATATTAAATTCAATTTCATCAAAATTTATAAATAAATCTCTTAAAAATAAAGTTGATGGAGGTCTATTTTGTATTCCAATACAAGATACGATAATTTTATTTGTTAATGTTTTTAATTTATCATTTTTATTAATACCTATATAAGAAGGTAAAGCCCATTTTTGTGAGGGATTAGATACAAAAAATCTAGTGCCTACACTATATTTAGTTAATATTCTTCTATTTTTATGAAAATGATTAATCATAATTATTTTATTATTATATTTTTTTAACCAATCATTAGTAAATGTCATATCATCATCAGTTAATAATATAATATAATCATAATTATTAGGATTAAATAAATCAGGATTTTTCCAAGACATATTTATATTAAAATTATCATTATAATAATTTAACCAATCAATACCACCATTAATTATTTTTGCATAAATATTAAATTTTAGCATATACATATTTTTTATATATTCTATTAAATATCCTAGCATTTCATAATGTATATATTCTAAACCATGATATACAGCAATCCTCATTATAAATTACATTTATAATAAATCTTTTAACAAAAAAATTGAATATTATATATTTAACAATATAATTATATATATTTTAATCTATGGCACTTTTAAATAATGATAACATTCCTCATTCAAATATTCAACATTTGAATGAAGAATATATTTTTAATATGTCTCCTTTATCTCATACTAATCAACCCAATTATTTAAAAGAAAATAATTTAACTATAACTAATACTTTTATTGATTTCTCAACTGATAATGTTATAGAAAGAGCTAAAAAACTTAGAAGAACAAAAAGTTTAGAATTAATTATAGAAACTATAGATATAGAAGAATCTAAAGATATAGAAGAATCTAAAGATATAGAAGAATCTAAAGATACAAAAGAATCTAAAATAGATATAAAAAAATCTAAGAAAAAAAATAAAAATAAAGTTAAAAAAATTATTAAATACAAAGAATTGATGGATGCTATTATGTTAGATGTTGATTTGTATATAATAAAAAGAGGTATATATGATGTCATGAAAGAATATATTGATGAATTTAAAAAATTACATATTGACAAAATAAAATCATCTCATTCAGATAAAAAAGCAGATATTATGATATCATGTATGCATAAATATATAGATAATACAATAGCTACATATTTATCTAATATTAGAGAACAATTATATCTTGACATTGTAATGAATTTTGAGAAGTTAAATTCTGAAAAAACATTACATTTATATGTTGATGAAACATTAGTACTAGTATATAAAAATACAGAAAGAAAAATAAATAGACAATTTTCTTCTTATATTAAATTGTAATTAATTAAATTTTATTTATAATATTATAATTAATAAATTAATAAAAAATTTAAGTTATATTATTATAATAGTAATTTATTAAATTCATCTATTAATTCTGGTTTAGATATAGATTTAGGTCCAACAGTATTATTAAAGTTAAATGTTATAGATTTTAATTTTTTTATATTTTCATCAATTGTTTTATTATTAGTAAATTTAATAAAATAGTGTGATTGGATAGATTTATCATTAAAATCTGGAGTTATAATTCCTGCATTTATACCAACTCTTCGGAATGAAATATCTGGATTTTCTGTTTTTTTAACAAATATAAAATTTAATGGTATAAGTTTTTTAACTTTATTTCTAATTTCATTTTTATATTGCCATATTTGAAATACACAAGGAACATTACAATTTATACCATTAACTAAAAATGAATTTTCTAATAAATCTATTTCATATATTAAATGATAATGTTTGTCAAAATATTTTTTCATACTATTTTTTTTGAAGCTTTTAGGAAGAATAAAAGATATACTATTAGAAAATAAACAACATTTCTTTATAAATTTAATTGCTAATGTTGATTGTCTTCCAAATGGTGGATTACCTATAATATGGATATTTTTATATTTTAATTTTTTATAATCTAATTCTAAAAAATCTTGTTTATATATTTCATCATGTTCTGGTTCTAAATCATAAAATACATAATTAGTTGATATTTTTTTTATATTTTCTATAAATGATCCATTACCTGCACTTGGTTCAATAATTAAATCATCATAAGAAATATTAATGTATTTTTTAACTAATTCAATACACTGTTCTACAATACTAGGTTTTGTATAATATTTATCAATTGTATTTCTTTTTAATCCTTTATTTTGTTTATTAAGCATTAACTTATTTTATATAATAATTTATATTTAATTCAATATACTATTTATATCTTTATAAAGATAATTTTTTTATAATAATTAATGTTAAAAGTATTATATGTTGGTTTTAAAACTCAAGATATATTATATAATTTATTATCTACAAATAATATTAATATAGATAGTGTTGATGATATAACTAATGAGAATTTATATGATTATAACATTATAATTAGTAATAATATAAAAATTGATGATAATCATAAACATAAAGTCATATCATATGTATCTAAAACAAGTAAAATATGTGATCATGATGTTTTATTATATGGAAATGTTATTAATTCTAATAATAGTATAAAATTACCAAATTATGATATTAATAATAATGTAAATAAAATATCATTTGATGATTTTATAAATAAGAGATATGCATCATTAATATCTAACCATGATGATGGTAATACTAAAACATTATTATATAATAAATTATCATTATTAGGTAAAATCGTATGTCCATTAAAATTATTTAATAATTTTCCTGAAGAAGAATATAAAAACTCCGATTTTTTAAAAGAATTTATATTTAATATATGTGTTGAAAGTCATTCTAATGATTGTGTAAGCAATAAATTATCAGATGCTGTATTATCAGGATGTATTCCTATTTATTATGGTAAAATGGATGAATTAGATAAACTTATTTTTAATATGGACAGAATTATATTTTGCGATGTTAATAATCCGGAATATATTGATAATACATTTAATTTTGTAAAATCATTATTATCAAATCCTCAGAAACTATATAATTTTTATTTACAATCTATATTTAATGAAAATGCATTGGATATAATTAATGAAATTAAAGTAAATTGTTTTAATAGAATTAATAGTTTTATTAATAATAATTTAATATTTGGTAATTTGTATAAAGATACTAATAATGATTTAGTTATTAATTTTGATAGTGATATTATAATATCATTATCTACATCATTATCTAATTTACAAAGTGATATATTTCAGGATAATATTTTAAAATTATTAAATATGAAATTAAAACCTAAATATGTAATTGTTAAGGTTGATATTGAAGGAGAATCATATATGATACAAAATAAAACATATCCAACGTTAATTATACATTGTTATAATTCAATGTATAAGAATTATAATATAGATAATTTATTATTATTATCTACACAGTTAAATATATTAGATAATGATAAGATAATATTTATAAATGATAATTTTGTTGCTGATAATAATCTAACTGTCATGTATGAATTATGTTATCAGTTATATAATTGTTCAGGTGTTGTAGTTAATAATGATGATAGTAATTGTATGTTTAGTGATTTAAATTATAATATTAATGAAGATTTATCATATTCATTAAAATTTAAATATATTAAAAATCTAAAATTTGATAATAATCAATTATTAGAATGTTGTGATATAAGTAATAATTTATATATGGGAAATATTCATACATTATTATGTAGCAATGATGTATCTAGTTTTGCAAAATTAAAACCTAATTATTCTTTATATTTTAAAATTGATAATGATATATTACCAAGGACATTATTATATAATGTTAGTAATATAAAACAAACATATAATAATAATAAACATATTGATATTAAATATTTTAATTCTAATAGTGTATTATTAACAATAACTTATTTTGATTTTGTGCCAATTTCAGATGAAATAACATTAAGAATTTTTAATTATGATTATAAAGTTAATATTAGTAATAATAAGTCTCATAAACAGACTTATTTATTATCATTAAATAAAAATATTAGTTATATCTTACATAAAAATTATAATACTAATATTATACAATGTTATAAAGATAATAATATGGATATTAATAAATATTATTCAATTAGCACAATATTAAATTATATTCCAGATATGACATACAAATTTTTTAATAATAATGATATATATAATTTTATGACTCAAGATAGTAATATATTAAAATTATATGAAAATAATAATAGTGTTAGGTTAAAAAATAATTTATTTAAATTATTCTATTTATATAATCTAGGCGGATTATATATAAATTGTAAATCTATATTATATCATCCTTTAAATTTAGATAATAATATATTTGTGAAAGATATTCATGACAATAAATTATCTACTAGTTTTTATTATGTTAATGATAAACATGATGATATTATAGGACAAGAATTAATTAATAAAAGTAAAGATATTTATAATATGTCTTATAATGAATCATTAAGTATCTATAATTTAGAATTATTATATAAAAAAGAATGTCATCATCATTGGAGAGATTGTGTTATTAAATATAAAGATAATATAATAATTAAATCATCACATTATAATTATAAAGATTATATTAATGAAGATTATTTGTGGAGATATAAAAAATTATATAATAAAATATTATGAGTATTACTATAAATAGATAATTTATCATTAACATTATTAATATTTTCAATTAAATCATCAATAAAAATAATATTATTATACTCATATATATTAATATTGTTATTAAATAATTCTAATAATTTATTACCTTTTTCTTTATCAAAAAATATTTTATTATCATCTATATTTATATTACAATATTGTAAATGTAAGATTGTTAATTTCTTTAGAAATGGTTTCCTTGCAGTTAAAAATATATAATTAGAATTATTTTCAGTTATTTTATTAAGGATATCATTAAAATTATTAATTAATAACACAGGTTTAGTAGTATTCATTATATTAATCCATTCATTATATATCATATTTTCTGTCATAAATATATCATAATATAATTTAAGATAATTCTTTCTTTTTTCATTCCACCATATATCATTTGAATGAGTAAATGTTAATATAACTTCATCAATATCAAAAATATATAATGTTTTTGGCAAAATTAAGATATTATTTATATCATTAATTATGTTAAGTATAATGGGCATGTTAATAATATAAATATATTATTATATATTTATATTATTATAGTTTACATATTCCATTATGCATTATTACACTATAAATTACATATGGATATGGTAAAAATAAAGCAATTATTATAGATGTATAATTAATTTTAGGATTACATCTTAATGATAAATAAATAGCTAATATTGATATAAATGTATGAAATATAGCATATATACTTTTTATATCACTAGTAGATGATATAGTAGGTGTTGATATAGTAGTTGGTGTAGGTGTAGTAGTTGGTTTATCTGTTTGTATTATATTAGAATTTAATAATTGATTTATTATAATATCACTCATTATAAAATAATATATATTATTTTTTTGAATTTACAATATCAATAATATCTTCAATTGTTATATTATTAATATTATATTTTTGAGGAATACTTATATTTGTTTTTTTATCTTTATTAATCATTTCTATATAAGGTCCGTATTGTCCAGATTTAATATTAAATATTTTATCTTTAAGTTTAAAAGTTTTTTTTTCATTTATAATTATTTTAGCAAAATCTAAATTTATTTCATCAATATTAATATTATTTTTAATATTATAATTCATATTATTATATTTTATATAATAGCCAAATTTTCCATTACATAATGATACATGAGTATTACCTATTTTACCTAGTAATTTTGGAAATTTTAGTAATTCAATAGCTTCTTCTAATGTTATATCTTCATTATCTTTAATTGATACATAATGCCACGAATCTTCATTTTTAATTTTAATATATGGTCCATATTTTCCTTTTCCTATAAATATTGAATTATCTAAATATGTTCCTAATATATTGTCATTATTAATAATTTTAACATTTAATTTTTCAACAATTGGATTAAATTTATCATAAAATATTTTTAATATTGTAATCCAATTTGCTTTTCCCAAAGCTATTTTATCTAAATATGTTTCAAAATCTGCAGTAAAATTTATATTAATAATTTCTTCAAAATTAGAAACCATATAATTATTTACTGTTATTCCTAATTCAGTAGGAACTATTTTGGATACTTCATTTCCAATACTTACATTATTTTCAGTTTCTATTAATTTATATTTATTATCTAATTCTAATACTAATGATTTTTTTGATACACCTGATATATCTTTTATTTCAATATAATTTCTTTCTATTATTTTTGTTATAATTGATGCAAAAGTTGAAGGTCTACCAATACCATTTTTTTCTAAATATTTAACTAAAGTAGCTTCATTAAATCTTAATGGTGGTTTAGTATATTCTTGAGATATTTTTAATTTATTAAATACTATAATATCATTAATATTAATATTAATTTTATCTTGGGTTGATTCATCTTCTATATTATTATATATAATTAAATATCCATCAAATTCAATATTATTAATATTAACTACAAATAAACTATCAATATATTTTAATACAGATTGTTTATCATTAAATGCATCTATAGATATTTTATTAACATTTATTTTAGCATTAGCCATTTGACTAGCAATAGTTCTTTTCCAAATTAAATTATATAATTTACTTTGTTTAGTATCTAATTCTGGATTATTATTATTAATATCAGTTGGTCTAATACATTCATGTGCATCTTGACTATTATTATTTTTAGAGGAATAATTTTTTGGATCAGAATATTTTTCCCCAAATGTAGTTATTATATACTTTTGAATATTATCAATTGCAGTTTGACTTATATTAGGACAATCAGTTCTCATATATGTTATTAATCCCATTTCATATAATTTTTGTGCTATTTCCATTGTTTGTTTAACACCAAATCTTAATTTTGTGCTAGCTTCTTGTTGTAAACTTGATGTTATAAATGGTGTAGGTGCTTTATTAATTGATGTTTTATGTTCATTATTAATAACTTTAAAAATAGTATTTTTATTAATAAGAGTTATAAAATATTTAGCATTCTCAATACTTTTAAATATATAATTATTATTATTATGTTGTAAGACTGAATTTAATTTTATTTTATTATAATTAAATATACAAGTTGTTTTAAGATAACATTCTGATATTGCAGTATTAATTTCATTTTCTTTATTTATAATAATATTTAGAACGGCTGATTGAACTCTTCCTGCAGATTGTGATTTTTCAGTAGATAAATGTTTCCATAATAATGGACTTATTTTATAACCCATTAATCTATCTAATAATCTTCTTGCTTGTTGTGCATAAACCATATTATAATTTATTGTTGTAGGATTATTAATTGCTTTAAGTAATGCTTTTTGTGTAATTTCATGAAATATAATTCTTTTTGGATTATGTAAATTTAAAACATTAGATAATGAATAAGCTATAGCTTCTCCTTCTCTATCCCCATCAGACGCTAATATAACATCATTACAGGAACTAACTTCATATTTAAGGTCATTAACAACTTTAATTTTATCAGGAGAAATAATATAATGAGGTGTAAAATTATTTTCAACATCAATACTTAGAGTTTTTTTATCTAAATCTTGAATATGACCAATAGAGGCTTTGATAACATAATCTTTTCCTAGATAATTATTAATTGTTTTAATTTTTCCTGGTGATTCCACAATAACTAATGTAGGCATTTATAAATATAATACTATTATATTTATAAATATATAAATCAATTTTTTTTATATAAAATAATATTTTCAATATATATATATATATATATGGAATTAGAACAACAATTAACAAAGCCAATTATTAATGATTCATCTCAAGAAAATAAAACTAATGATACATTAAATAGTGATTTAACATTAGAAGATATTTATATTAATTTAAGAGTAATTTCTAAATTAGAAATTGGAAATAAATTAATTAAAAATGATAAATATATAAATATTGATACAAGTTATCTACAATTTTTTTATAGATGGTATAATAGTGTTAATAGAAGCAATACTATAGAATATATTACTTTGGTTTTAAATAAATCTTTTGATATAAGTGAACAATTATTAGAATTAAAAACTGAAGAATCTACACAATTATTATTTAGACTAAATAATGACTTGAGAAATACAATAAATGGATTAATAAATTTAAAACAAACATATTCTCATGATAAATTAATACAATCTGAGATAGATGTAATGATAGATAATATTAGAACAAAATTAGATTTAAGTTCAAAAAATTTTAATTTTGCTAATTCTATAATTAAACAAAATCAAGAAAAAAAAACTACAGTTTCATTAAATAATAATTCATATGGTGATAAAAAACCTTATCATTCAAATTCTAAATTTTAATAAAAAATTGAATTAATTATTTATTTTAATTGGGAGTTTATCCCCAATTAAAATAAGTTATGGTTATATTTACATAAGAATTCATACATGTAAATTAGGTAAAACTATTAATTTGAACTTGAAAAAAACTATTATTTAGATATAAAAACTACTAATTCTGAAGAGGTTAATAGTTATTTATTAGAATTTAGTAAAAATAAAGAAAAAATTGATATTAATCATTTATTAGATTTAATTGATAAAATAATATTTGTTAAAAGAATAGATATGACTAAAATATTTACATATAATGTAAATATTTTTTAAATTATGATTTATCAATAATATTTTTAAATATTGTTTCTAATTCATTATAATAATCAGGTTTTGAATCAATATATGAATTATCTTCATTATATTCAGGAGTAGGTTCTCCATATAATTCTTCAAAATTAGGTATATTAGATAATTCTATATTATGTAATCTATCTAAAACTTCAGTATAAATATCTTGATCATCCCATGGTTTAATCCAATTATTACCATCATATATATTATATTCAAATATGAGTAAATCATTAGGTATATCATTAAAATTTTGAAACCATATATATTCAAATTCTGATAACAATAATGGATAATCAATATGTAAAAAATTAAATTTATCAACTAATGTCGATAATAATTTATTTTTAATATCTTCAATTGTTTTTTCATTAAATGTTATAGTTTCTTGGTAAAAGTATTTATCATATTTATTTAAATGTATTATTAATCCAATCATTAATAATATACTTAATTTGTTTTTAATTAAATTAATTATCAATTTTTTTGATTAAAAGCTTATTAAATTTAATAAACTTTTCATCATTTCTTGTCAATATTAAACTATTCATCTGTCTATCCCAAGAAGCCTTTCACAACACATGTGGACCCAACGGCTGCATCCTAATAACTCTTTGATTCTCCAACGGTTGCATCTTCATCACTCTTTGATTCTCCAACGGTTGCATGTTGCAACTGGCTGAATCTTCTGCGGTCCTGTCCTCCAACGGTTGCATGTTGCAACTGGCTGAATCTTTTGCGGTCCTGTCCTCCAACCCATGATAACTCCAACGTCTGAGTCTGACTCATTTAATTGCATAAATGCATCATCGTCTACCCATCTCATGGTGTTTTTGGGTTCAATGACCTTGACCCAGCTATTTATGACGGGCAGATTTGGGCAGTCCTTGTGTCTCAACCCTGGAGGAGGTCCAATCCTAAAGAACTCTTCTAGTATGGTTGGAACTGTGCCATCCATGTCATTGGACCCACTGTCATTGGACCCACTGTCATTGGACCCACTGTCATTGGACCCACTGTCATTGGACTCCCTGTCATTGGACCCAATGTCATTGGACCCACTGTCATTGGACCCAATGTCATCGGATACACTGTCATTGGACACCTCCTCTAAATGCTTGCGTTTGTTGGCAAGTGCGTTGCGTCTCAGGATGTTCTGCTGAATTTTCCAAAGAATAATCTCTTTCTCTCGTTGCCACGCACGCCCCCTGTCTTGACGCTTCTTTAGTTCCCTCAAATCTTCGAGGTTCTGCGTGTTATCGTCATCGCAAGCCACAATCTGTAAAGCCAACTTTGAATCCATGGCTACTGAACGCCGGGCTAAAGTTGCTGCTAAACCCTCAGTCAGGCACACTTCAACTGCCTTTGTCTTGAGCCAAAATGGCTACGGTACTAGATAATTTATATAGAATTTTATATTAAATTAAAATTTCAATTTTTTTATGATAATAAATGATGTCTTCTATCATCATAATCATGTTCATAATTATACCAATCAATGCTATCATTTTTTTCCTTAATATAATCTTTTACTTTTTTGATAATAAAAATACTTGCTAAACATACACTTGATAATATACAAGAGTAATACATTATAATACATTATATTATATCTTTAATTAAAATAATATGTGTAATTAAACTTTTTATTAAATTAAAAATTTGATATATTATTAATTTATAACGATTGATAATATCATAATATACACAATATATAGTATCTTGACTAAATTTTTTATCATTAATTTCTTTTAATCCATTTAATACATCGCAAGAAATATTATTAAAATTATATATTTGTTTAAATAACTCATCATGTAATGTTATTATTTTATTTAAATGGGATATATTTATATTAGATATCTGAGAATTATTTAATTTATTTATATATAATGAAGATAAATCACCCATCTTATCAACACATTCCATAATAATATTACTTATTAATATTAAATCAGATGGTGGAATTAATGTATAAGTATTAAATGAATTAGAATTTTTTATTGTTATAAATTGTTGATATATATAATTATATATATCTTGTGGATTAGGATTATTATTTACATTTAAATTATAAATCATATTATTATAAACTAGAATATTTTATTTTATACTAGTTAAGTATATAATAAAATAAATTATTTCTTCATAAAATATTCAGGACCTTTATACCTGAAATAATCTTCACTTAATACTAACATTGCTTGTAATATATCCCATAAATTTTTTTTAGAATTATCATCTAAAGAAAAATATATATTTTTTAATCTTAAAATTTCATCTAATACTTCCATCGTATTAGATTGAACTTGAATGACATTCCCATATTCATTAATTTGTGTTGATAATGTTGTAACAATATCATCTTTATGGTCAGTTGAATTTTTATCAAAATATGATTCATCTCTATTTACAATTTGTTCTCTATATGGAATTGCATATACTAAAAATTGTTCAATTGGTAATAATGCATTATATTCAATAGCTTTATTTAAATGATAACTATATGTAGTTCCAATTAATCCAGATACTTGGACTAAGAATGATGATAAAATATTGTTAAAATCCTTCACACACTCTGTTGTCATAATAACTATTTTATAAACTAAATCTTTAAATAATAATCTAAAATTATTATAATTATGATTAATTATAGATATATAAATATTATAAAATGTCATAAAACATGTTGTAATAATAATACATGTAATAATCCTATTCATTGGAATTTAATAAATCAATTAGGTGGAGGAAAACCTCAATGGACTGTATTGATTCATAATGGTCCAATGTTTCCCCCTGAATATGTACCTCATAAAATCCCTGTTATTATTAATAACCAATCTATTATATTACCACCCTTATCTGAAGAATATGCTACAATGTTTGCTAAATATATAGATACTCCTTATTATCAAAATAATACTTTTAAAAAAAATTTTTGGAAAGATTTTAAACCAACACTACCTAAATATATTAATATTAAATCTATTGATGAAATAGATTTTTCATTAATTAAAAAATATATTGATGATAAAAAAAATTCATTATCTAAAACAGAAAAAGAAAATATAAAAAAAGAACAAGACTTATTATCTGAACCTTATAAATATTGTATTATAGATGGAACACAACAACAAGTAGGTAATTTTAAAATAGAACCACCTGGAATTTTTATAGGTAGAGGTTCTCATCCTAAATTAGGTTCTATAAAAAAAAGAATTTATCCTGAAGATGTTATTATTAATTTATCTAAAGATGCACCAATACCTACTATTCCTGGACATAAATGGGGAGAAGTTATTCATGATTCTGCTGTTATATGGTTAGCATCTTGGAAAGAAAATATTTCTAATAAAAATAAATATATATTTACTAGTTTTGATTCTTTTTTTAAATCTAAAAGTGATGAATCTAAATTTGATTTAGCTAGGCAATTAAAAAAAAAAGTATCTAAAATTAGAGAAGATTATGAAAAAGAATTATCATCAGATAATAATAAAAATAGACAATTGTCAACCGCATTATATTTTATAGATAAATTAGCTTTAAGGGTTGGTGGAAGTAAAGATACTAAAGAATCAGCAGATACAGTTGGTGTTACATCATTAAGGGTTGAACATATAACATTATTATCAGATTATAATATAAAATTAGATTTTTTGGGTAAAGACTCTGTAAGATATTGTAAAAAAGTACAAGTTATACCACAAATTTATAATAATATTAAAGATTTTATTAATAATAAATCAAAAAAAGATGATGTATTTGATTTAATATCACCTACAATGTTAAATGAATATTTAAATAACATATTACCCGGATTAACAGCCAAGGTATGGAGAACATATAATGCAAGTTATCTATTTCAAAAAGAAATAGATAAAATCAGTGATGAAAAATTAAAAAAAATAGATGATAATGAAAGATTAAATTATTTAATAGCAATGTTTAATCTTGCAAATACAGAAGTAGCATTATTATGTAATCATCAAAAAAATGTTAATAGTAAATTAGATGATACTTTACATAAAATAGATGATAAAATAAAAGAGTTAAAATCAAAACAAGATAAAAGTGATAATAATGATAAAACAAAAAAAATTATATCTAAAATAAAACTTTTAAAATTAAAAAAAGAAACTAAAGTAAAAATGAAAAATGTATCTTTAGGAACATCAAAAAATAATTATATAGATCCAAGAATAATATTTGCATTCATAAAAAAATATAATATAGATTCCTCAAAAATATTTACTAAATCATTAATAAAAAGATTTGCTTGGGCAAATAATGTTGATAAAGATTATAAATTCTAAAAATTATTTTGATACAAATTAAAAAAAATAAATTTTTATTTTTTTGAAATAATAAAAAAATAAAAATATATTTTTATCTTTATTTATATATAATATGAATAATTTAGCAAAATTATCTGACAATCCAAAATCTTCAGATATGTATAGTGATGCAAAGGATGCATTAGCATTTTTTTCAAGGATTAGACTTTTAATACCTAGTGTTATTATTGTTATAGTTGCATTTATATTTATTATATATGGTTTTAAATTAATAGGAACGGATGATTCTTATATGGTTCCTACTAAAGTTAGTATAACTAAAATTTTAAATTCAAATAATTTAACAAACATGTGTCAAGATAAAGTTTTATTAACTACTAAAAATGATAAATATAGTTCATATTCTTCCCAAAAAACTGTTTATAATTGTATAATATATGTTAACTTATTTAATAAGGAAAGAGCAATACAAATAAATGATTATCCTACAAATTTTGTAGTTGGTCAAGAAATAAATATTTGGTATGATAAAAGATATATTGATAATGAATTATTATTATATTATAATTCATTAAGACAATATAGATATTATTTTATAGGAGGTGGATTAGTAGTAATTCCATTAGTTATATATATTAATTATATAGTATTAAATAATGATCGTTTAGCAATGGGATTAGGAGTATTTGATATTGCTAATAGTTTATTGAGAAGAAGTTAAATTATCAAAATTATAAGTTTCATAAATATGTAAATCATCATATTTGAGATTTTTTTTACTTTCTTGTAAAATTCTTTCTGTTTCTGGATATTTATATAAATTGTCATTTATTACTTCTGTTTTATAATTATTACCTTCTTTAGTAAAAATTATTTTTGAATTTGTAGCTCCTGTATTATCTTTTTCTAAATAAATTACCCATCTAAATTTATTATTATTATCATGTATCATTAATTTTCCTATACATTCATCATAATTAATATGCATAGTTTTATCTACATTTTCAAGTTCTGATTTATATAATAAAGTTCCCAAACGATTATGTACAAATCTACCAAAATATGTTGGAAACATACTTATTATAGAAGGGTCTCCATTTTGTAATAGTATATCTTGTTTATTAATTTTATCTAATAAATCTAATATTTCTGAATCTGGTATAACTCCTCCCTTTTGTTTTAAATAAGAATTAAAATTATCACGATTTATAATACGTTTAAATTGTTGATATATCTTTTTTTTCAAATAATCTTTTGTTTGATTATTATTTATATTATATAATTCTTCTGAATATATTTTAAACTTTTTATTTTTATCATTTGTATCATCAGTTGTTTTAATTAAGGATGATTCAACTTCAATATCAGAAAATTTAGTATCAATCATAACTACATATCCATAATTTGGAACATAAAAATCAATATTATGTATTGTATATATCCAAGAACCAACATTATTTAAATCTGTATATATATCTTTTATATATACATTATGTTCTAATTCAAAATTTTCAATATATATACCGGTTTCATATAATACAGCAAATGCATATATTAATTGAAATAAAATAGAATACCATACATCAGGTGAATGATATCCTGTTGCAATCATTCTTTTAATTGTTCCAAAAGATTCATGTATAGCAGAAGCCCATTTTATTATACTATGTGTAGGAGCTTCAGTTAATAATATTAATGATTGTCCAGAATTTTTAGATAAATCTGTTTTATCATCTTGTTTATTAGTAGAAAACATATTATTTTGTATCATTTGTTTTTTATATTGATATGGTAATAATTCAGATAAAAAACCAAATTCTTTATATAATTTATGTTTATTATTAATTTTTTTTTGATTTTCAAAAATATTTATTTTAACATCCACAGCAGTTGATTTTTTCTTTGATAATGTTATTTCATTCCAATTTAATTGTGTTTTAGGATCTATTTTATATAATATAGGTGCTATAAAATTAGGTGATATTTTCCATTTTAATAATTTATCTTTAACCCAATCATAATATTTGATTTCTCTAAATATATCTGAATATTCTCTATCTAAACCATCTATTTGTAATGCATATATATCAGCATGAGTTAACATATATATTCTTACATTAATTCCCATTGATGATTTTGCAATATGTATCTGTCTATTTTTTTCATCAAGTTTTACAGGATATGCAGCTCTATATAATAAAAAATTCATTGGTAAATCATAATATTTATGTGCATGTAATGTATAAGGATTAATATCCATGATTTTTATATATGATAATAATGAATTAGAACTACCCTTAATATTTATAGGTTCTCCGTCATGTTTTTCTATTAAATTACATCTTAAATAATTTAAAGTTTGCATTCTTTCATATATAGATGTCATTGAAAAAGTCATTATATCCCCTGGTAATATATCCTCAAACACTCTATTTAATGTTGTATAACTTCCTAATGGATTAGCAAAATTAATATTATATATTTTATTTATATTTGGTTGATTTAATGTTTCTACATAAGGATATTGGCTACTAAAAATTTTACTATTATATGATTGTAATTGTGGTTGATAAGTATAATCATCATGTGTTTTTTTGGAAAATTTATCTATAGGTTTATCAATAGGTTTATCTGAAGGTTTATAATAAGGTTTATCTGAAGGTTTATCTGAAGGTTTATCTGAAGGTTTATCTGAAGGTTTATCTGAAGGTTTATAATAAGGTTTATCTGAAGGTTTATCTTTAGGAGGATTTAAGTTTTCACGTAATCTTTTTTGGTCATTTGACATGAATGGGGTATTTATATCTTGTCTTGTATGTACTATTGTTGGTTGAACACCACCTTTTTGTTTAATTGTTAATTTCTTACTACTTCTTTTTAATATAATAACATCATTTATATTAGTATAAGGTTTAATAATTCTTATTTCATGTTTTACTTTAGTCATTTTATGTTGTTTTCCAAATACAGAATTATGTTCAGAATCCATATATGTTTCTAATAATTTAAAAGATTTTGATGAAGATTTATTTATTTTGGAAGTTATATATTGATGATTATTAATTGTTTCTTCGGCTATTGTTATATCAGGTCTTTCTAAAAATGATTGAAAATATTTATTATATAATAAATCTTTAGCTGATATTGATACTTTTGATATATCTGATTTTTTTAATGATGGTGGATATATAAGATTGATAAATGTTTCCGTTTCTTTATCACAATAATTTTTAAATTTAGTTAAAATATCATTTAATATTGTTATAATATCATTATTTAGATTATCTTTATTACCATATAATTTAGGAATATATGCTTTATCAAAATTGGTTATTTTAATATCAAAACCATTATTATATACATAAAATTTATCATTTTTAAAACCATTATATTCATTATAAAATGATGATTTTTTTTTTAAATATATAAATATATTTTTTAATGTTAAATTATTATGTGAAAATCCTTTATAATTTTCCTGAATTACAGCTAATGTATGAAATATTTGAAAAAATAATATTTTAAGTTCACATCTATTTTCTTTAAGATATTCTTCTAAATCTACATTTTTAAAAAAACTCTCTCTTAATTGAACACATACTGTATCTGATATTATATTGTTTAATATTAATTTTTTTATGTCATTATATCCAACAATATCTTTAACTATTGATTCTAAATCATCAAATGAACAATCTAAATTTATAATTGGTAATAATATATGTTTAGTAAGTTTAGATAATACTAAATAACTTAATAAATATGAAAATACACTATCATTATTAGGTTCAGAAGATAAATCATTTATTTTTGAATCATATTTATAAAAATTTATTTTGAAATTAATTGAAAATTGATTAGTATATTTTTTAAAAAATAAACATAATAAATCTTTGTCATAACTTGTAAATCTATATTGTCCTTGTGATAATATTTCTGTTTTAGTTTTTTCATAAAATGTAATATCTTCTTTATTATCATAATCTAATCTTAATTTAACATCATCAATATTAATATGAGATGGTTCTATTTTATCTACAATAAAACAATTTTTAGTATTTATATTATATAAATAATCATAAATTAAATTAATTTTATCATCTAAATCATAAATATAATTATATTCCATTATATTATATTATATATTATATTTTTTTAGCACATATATATTGAATTAGTTTAATTATATAAGCTTCTATATGAATAATATGTCTTGTTCCCATACTTAATCTTTGTTCATAGTCTGATGTTATATTGATTATAGCATATTTCATATTTATATCTGTTATATATTTTAACATATTTATCATTATTTTTCTAATAACTAGTTGTGTTGGAATATTAGTAATAAATAAAATATAAAACTTATTTCTTATTTCTAATAAAATTTTGTATAATTTATTACTTTTACAATTATTAGTTTTGAATATTAACTCTACAATATCATCTATTATACAATTCCAATTATTATCATAACTAATATTATATTTATATATATCTAATAACCATATTGCATTAGTTATTTTATTATCTGATTGATTTATTATATTCATTAAATCTTTATATTTTATTTTAATATTTTCATTTTTACATATATGTAAAATAGCTTCTGTTATTTGTATATTAGTAGGTAATGCTATTCTAAATAATATACATCTTGACCTAATTGGTTCTATAATTTTTGTTAATTGGTCGCTAACTAATATAAATTTACAAGTATTAGAATATATTTCCATAGTTCTTCTTAATGATGCTTGAGCTATATAAGATAAATTATCTATTTTATTAATAATAACAATTTTAAATTGTTTATTTTGTTTAAAAATATTTAATACATCAGACCTTGCATATTCATGTATAATTTCTTGTATTAAATATTTATCAAATCCATTTGAATTTGGTTCTATTATTATATGATTTTTAGATTGTTTTATTAATACTTTTGTTTTTATATTTGAATAACCTGATATTATATATTCAACTTCTTTAACATCAATATTATATGGACCATATATATTTTCTAATAATTTATTTATAATATATTCTTTTGATGTTCCATAAGGTCCATATAATATTAAATGTTGAAAATTTATATATCTATTTTTTTCATAATACAATTCCTCCATTAATCCCAAAAAATCATCTTTATTTAAATTTTTAATATAATCACTATTATCATAATATAAATTATAATTATCAAAATTATGTATTATCTTATCTAATAATGATATATAATATGAAACCTCTAAATTATTATTATATTTATCTACTAAAAACATTAAATATAATAATAATTTTATATTTATATAATATATACATGAAATTATATTTATATAATATATAAATATACATGAAATTATATTTATATAATATATAAATATACATGAAATTATATTTATATAATATATTTATATACATGAAATTATATTTATATAATATATAAATATACATGAAATTATATTTATATAATATATAAATATACATGAAATTATATTTATATAATATATAAATATACATGAAATTAAATTTAATATTATTATTTAGTTTATTATCTTATATTTATGACATGAATATTGATAATCATTATAGTAATTGTAAAAATAATATACATATTAATTTTTTAATATTTATTCATCATATATTATCTTTTTATATTCATTTTGGTTGGATAGATAATAATAAACCTATTGTATATATATTAATATTAATAATTGGTATTTTGCATTGGATGACTAATAATTATAAATGTATATATACTCAATCAATAAATAAATTGTGTGGTATTGATAGTAATTATTATTTAAGAGATATTGCATATTTTTTAGGTCTAAAACAAAATAAAAAAATTTATTATGGATATTTATTATCTATTATTATTTATTTATTATATAAATATATATATGTTTTATAAAAATAAATATTATAAATATAAATATAAATATAAAAATTTACTTTCAGATATGAAAGGTGGTGTATATTTAGAAAAAAATAATGGTATTACAGATGGTGATATGAATTGTAGTATTTGTCTATCATCATTATTTAATACAGAATGTATTAAATTAGATTGTAATCATGTTTTTCATACAGAATGTATAAATAATAATACTATACAAATTTGCCCATTATGTAAACAAAATATTACACCAAATTTTAAGTATATTAAATTAATGCATTATTATAAAATTATAGAAAATACATCGCCAACACATAAATTTAATATTAAATTACCATCTACTGAACATATATTATTAGAAGAACGGGACAGAATTATTCAAGAAAGAATAAATCAATTATCTGAAGAACCTACACCATACCAAATAGATGAAATACGTAGACAAGTTATATATTTACAAAATTCACAATTAACAAGAACGGACCAAGAACAGCGTAGATTAGAATCACAACAAAATGTGGCTAATATTAGAAGTACATTTGGATTATAATATATCACAACATTTCTTACAAGAATAATGCTTACATGGCAATAACATCTCAACATTGTTAGTGATAGAATGATTACATGATACATCTGCATAAATTTTATGTTTTTTGATATTAACACAACATTACAAGTTTTACAGCTAACTTGTAATGTTGATTCTAATGTATAAATTATATTAGTTATAGGTTTAATTAAATTTTTGACACAATCACTACATAAACAATGTCCACAATTTAGTCGTGTATCTACATTATAATCTAAACATATAGGACATGTATATTCTAATTCTTGAATACTACATGATATTTCCCAAGATAAATTATAAGTTGAATTAACATTATTATTTTTATAATCTATATGTAATGGAGTATTATAATATACATCCATATTATTAATTTTTAGAAGTTATATTGTAGCCATTTTATCTAATATAAATATTAAATAAAATAATTTTTTAATTTTTTTCAAGTTAAACAACATTTCTTGCAAGAATAATGTTTACATGGCAATAACATCTCAACATTGTCAGTATGACAATGTTTACATGCTATATCAACACCATAAATTGTATGGTCTGTAGCATAAATATCAAAACCAACACTACATGTTTTACAAGTCATTTTTTCTATAGAACCCGTTTGTTCTGGTTCTTGTATTCTGGAAATTTCATATTTCCCTAAATGGTCTGAACACTCCCTACATAACAAATGACCACATTTCAATCTTGTATTAACATTAGAATCTAAACATACAGGACAAGTATGTTCTAATTCTGGAATTTGACTAATTTGTCTACATTTTGAATCACATTTACAAATGGGACAAGTAATATTTTTAATATCATTTCTATAATTATTATAATATTTATTATTATAATATATATCTATATTGTTAATGTAATATAAATTTAAGTTATTATTTGGTGTACCTCTAAAAGAGGTGTTTATATCATAATTAGTGTTATTCATCTCAACAACTAATACAAAAACTATAATAATAATTATTATTGTTATATTTTTTCAATTTTTTTATATATATAAAAATATATTTATTTATATATAAATAATGTCTAATAATGAATCATTAAATATTAATATTATTAAAGAATTTGAAAGACTTGTTAGTTATGTTCAATCGCAAATTGATATTAATAAACAAAATATTAAAGAATTAACTGCTAATCAATTTAGATTAAAACAAATTAAAAATTCTTTATCAATTATAAAAAAATATAATAAAGAATTAAGTGAAAATACGCTAAAAGAATTAAATTCTTTCCCAGGAATAGGTCCCGGAACAATTAATAGAATTAAAGAAATATTAAATTATGGATTTTTAAAAGAATTAGAAAATTATACAAAATCTAATGATGAAAACTTAGAAGAATTAGAATCTATTGTTGGTGTTGGAAGAACTACAGCATTAAAATTATTTAATTTAGGTATTAAAAATGTTAAACAATTAAAAAAAGCAATAAAAAATAATACAATATCAGTTAATGAAAAAATATTATTAGGAGTTAAATATTATGGAAAATTTTTAGATAATATCCCAAGAAGTGAAATTGATGAAATAAATCTATTAATTGAAGATTTTATTCATGATATAAATGATAATCTAGATGATACTGAAAAATTTATTTATGAAATATGTGGATCTTATAGAAGAGAAAAACCTACAAGTGGTGATATTGATATTCTTATTAGTAAATTAAATACTCCTCATTTAAATCAACCTAATTATCTTGAATTTATTATTAATAAGTTAAAAGAATCTCATAAATTTAATAATAATAAACCATTATTAATAGATGATATAACTGATAAAAATTATGATACTAAATATATGGGTTTTGCTAAATATAAAGATAATCCATTTAGAAGAATAGATATAAGATTCGTAGACTGGACTTTTTATTATTCTGCATTAGTATATTTTACAGGTTCTGCTGAATTAAATAAAAATATGAGAAAAATAGCTAAAAAAATGGGTTATAAATTATCAGAATATGGACTTACTAAGTTAGATACTAATGAATCTATTCCCATTAAATCTGAATCTGATATATTTAAAATATTAGAAATAGAATATCTACATCCAAGAGATAGATAAATCATTTATTATTTAATATTTGTAATATTCTTAATATAAAATCTTTATATGATTCAGTATCATTTTTTACCGTAGGAATATGACTTATTTAATTCTAATTTATTAAATTAGGTAATTCTAAGTTATTTAATATCTGTTAACAATACATAATTTAAGTTTTATATGTATATAATTTATATCTAATATTAGATTGTAATGTAATATTAGGACAAAATGATGTTTGTGCATTTAACATTTGATTAATAACATCTTGATAAGGAGATGTATCATGTTGTATTTTTAGTAATGTATAATACTTATATACATATTGTCCATTTTGATTAACATTATATCTACCTACAATAAAATTATCTTTATCATCAAATAATTTAAATGAAATTTGTAAAGCATCCTTTAATTTATTGTCCTCTTCAGTATTTGCAGAACAATTTGTATTAATTAATGTAATAATCCGTTGTAATGATTCAGTAGAAATTTGTCCTGCTGGATTTTCAGATGGTCCTAATATTTGAGTTGGTATATGTTCATCATTAATAGTAAATGTATATACACTACCACCAATCATATTATATTTATGTTTTATAAATTTACTTTTATATTTCATATATTTATCAAAATAACTCATATATATAATATAAATTATAAAATAAAAATTTTTAATTAGTTATTTAAGGATTTATATGATTATAAATAATAATGTTAAATAAAATACAAATATTATTTCCATATACTGAAAAATATAATAGATTACAATATGACGATGAGGGTATATGGTCTATTACATTACCTCATGATGCAGAAAAAATTTCTAAAATTATAAGAAAAGAATTAAATAAAAATTCTATTATAGTTGATGCTACTTGTGGATTAGGAGGTAATCTAATATCATTATCTAAATATTTTAAAAAAGTGATTGGGATAGAAATTAATAACTCAAGATTTAAAATGTTATTAAATAATATTTATTTATATAAAATAAATAATATTTATTTGATAAATAAAGATTGTATTAGTATATTAAATAGTATTATTTATAATGGTATATTTATTGACCCGCCATGGGGAGGACCTAATTATAAATTAAAACCAAAATTAAGATTACAATTAAGTGATTATAATATTATTGATATTGTAACTCAAGTTAAAAATATTAATTCTGATATTAAAATTTTTATTAAATTACCTTCTAATTATGATTTTACTGAATTTTATAATATGAATTATAGAATATATAAAATTAATAATTTTGTTTTATTAGTTATTTAATTTATAAAATAATATATATGCATCATTACATTGTGGATTATCAACTTCTTGAACTGGATTTTCATCATTAAATAATATCCATTTATCATGACATTTAACTATTGATACATAATGACCTGAATGAATCCCGCTATTTGAATAATGTAAATTAACTGCTATTAATTCATAAGAATTATTTTTATTATGAGGAGTTTCATTATCAAAATAATTAGATAAATTTAAATTATCAATAGGATAATCTATATTAGTTTTATTTTTCCTCATGAAATTATCAAATCTTTTTAGTGATATAATTAAAATTTGAGGTAATAACCATAATGTAGTGCGGTCATAACAAAAAGTTTTATTCCCACAAAATTCACAATTATAATCATTCATTTTAGATAATTGTGTCAAATGTGAAAAACAATCATAAATATTATTGCATTTATCTGGAATAGCTAATTGTAATATATTATTAGGTTCATATCTAATAGATTGATTATTACAAGTCCCACATATTTTATTATATTTATTAAAACTTGTAAATATTTTTTTAATTGGTGAATATTCTTTACTATAAAAATTTAAATAAGATTTATAAGCTGATATTTGTTTAATTGAGGTTATTGGATTATTTGAATATATTTCAAATCTAGGAATCTTAAAAGTATTAACTCCCACTTCTTCTTGAATTTTAGATAATAAAAATTCTAAAAAATCTGATGAATCTTGTTGTTCATTATCTAACCATCTACCATCATGAATCCCAATACAATTTCTAAATCTAATAGGACAAATTATATTATTAGGATTATTATAACTTAATTTAAATAATTTAGCTAATTCTACAATTATCCATTTTTTAGTTTTATTTTTTTCATTTACAATATTTAAATATGAATCATTATTAATATAATTTATTAATGGACTTATATATTGTAAAATATGTAAAATAGAATTCATATAACATGTTATACCATTAATATTTTGATACTTACTTACCTTAATCATATAAATAATAATAAAAATTATTATTTATATGGTTAAATTTACCTTAATCATATAAATAATAATAAAAATTATTTTTTATATAGTTAAATTTACCTTAATCATATAAATAATAATAAAAATTATTTTTTATATACTTAAATTATTGTTTACTTATTTCAAGTAATAATTTAGATATTATATTAGACTTTTCTTTATCTTGTAAATGAATTGTATTCAAAGTTTTAACATCATCTTTTAAATGTTCATTATGTATTTTTAATAAATCATTATATTTTTTTATATAAATATTAGAATTATTAATTAATTGAGTTATATCTATTTCTGGTTCTTCTTCAGATTTATTTAATAAATTATTAGAATGTAGATATTTTAATTTAGTTTTAAATTTATATTCTTGTTCAGAAACAAATCTTGGGTCTTTATTTAGTATCCTTCCTAAATATTTAATATATTTTTTTATTTTTTTTAATTTCATATAATATAATTTATATATAGTTTTTTTCTGTATAATAATATAATGAATAAACATAAAAATGATATAGTCTCTTTACTTCCAAAAATTATATTAAGAGAATTATATGCCAATAAAATAAAAAAAAAATTAAAAATATTAAAACAAACAGATATGGATATATTAAATCGGTTTAATTTAACTGGTGGCAGCATTGAAAAATCAATTAAAACACAACTTAGTGAAATTGATACATTAGCTACAACTGTTCTCGAGTATAATAATACAGTTAGTGATAAAATGAAAATTGCATTTGATACAATCATTAAATCAATTTTAGAAAAACATAAAAATGAATTACAAGAAAAACAAAATGAATTACAAGAAAAACAAAAAGAATTAAACACCGCACAAACTGAATTACAGCAAATAAAAACTAATTTACAAGATACAACAAATAAGTTATCTGCATTAATTGGAACAGCCGACCAAAACATTCAACTACAAACCCAACACCAAAGCTACCTCAAACAAATAGAAGAACTACAATCTCAAATAACACAAAAAGAAACAGAAAACATAAAAATAAACACAGAAATCGAAACACTAAAAAAACAACTAAAAAATTCAAATGATAATGCGATAAGACAAGAAACTATAAATACTATTAAAAAAGCATTAGAAACAACCGGTCCAAACGGTATAGTTATTTCAGCTGCAAAAGATATTATGAAACAGTTAATTACATCTTCTTTATTAACAAAAGAAGAAGGTTCTAAAATTATATCTGAATTATTTGACACCAACCCTCCTGTCTCTGCCCCCTGACCAACTACTAGCCGTATAAGAAGGGATAAAATTAAGTATTTAATTTTTTAGATATATTTATAATATACATAATAATACCAATAATATAATATTTTAGAGTATAATTAATAAATATGTCTTCAAATGTTAAATTATCACTATTAAATAGATAATAAATATAATTAAAAATATAAATTACACCATCATAAATAGTTTTTATATCTTTTATATCATTTATGATACATAATATATGATATAAATTTATAATATTTTCTTGTCGATTAGAAGAAGTTTTAATTGTTGCTATTTTTGTCATAAATTCTTCATTAGTAAAACTTGGAAAATAATCCTTTATTCCATCATATGAAAACTCAGTAGGTTTTATAGATTTTATTGGTAAATAATTAGAAAATTTTAATGATAAAGTATTTATTTCAATATAATCAAAACTTTCTAATTCAAAATCTGTTATTTTTTTTTGTAATTCTGTCATATCAAGTTTTAATTCCTCTATAATTTTTCCTATTTTTGTTAAAGAAAATATTTCTAATTTAAACTCTTTAAAAATACTACCTAATGGCATTATCTCTAAATTACGTACATATTTTAATTCTGTTTCTAATTCTGTTATCATATGTTCTTTAGTTAAAGTATTAAAATCAACTGATTGACTTATTTTTTTTATACGAAAATATTTAAAATAACTAGACTTAAACACTTCTCTTATTTTTTCGGTTGCTTTTACCCCGGATTGTTCAGTATTACCTAAAATTCTTTGAAAAATATTCATACATATAATATCTATATATATAGCTATTATATTAGCTATATGTTTATCATATGGTGTTTTATACTCTAATTGTGGTTTTAAAATTATTTTCATTATTTCTGTATATTTTGAAACAAAAAAATCATAACTATTAGATTTTAATTGTTGATATTTTAATTGTTGATATTGTAATTTATTAAAATTTAATGCTACTTGTTTACTATATATAATACACTCATACTTATACATTTGAAACAATTTTAAAATATCATATTTTGGTTTTAATATTTTATAAATAAGATATTCTTTAATTTTATCAATATTATCATTAGTAATATCATCATAATTATTATATATAAGTATATTTGTTATAATATCTTTTAAACCATCGTCTACTGTTAAACCATCGTCTACTGTTAAACCAAATTTTTTTATAAATTCATCAATATTTAGAATCATCATATAGGTTGTTTTAATATTAGATGGTATACTAAAATTATAAATACATGTTATATATATTATAAAAATTATTACATCAATTTTATATAAATATAAAAGTATATTCTCTAAAAATGTTTTTATATTATTAAGATTTTTTGTTATTTTAATATTACTTATATGTTTTTCATAATATGTTTGTCTTATTTTATTAAAATCTAAAAATTCTGTAATTATTTGAGGATGTGTTTGTGATTGTTTTGGCACTTGGGCATTTTTAAAATCCATTACTTTTTTATAATAATTACTAATTATATTATCACTCTTATATTTATCTTGTAGTTCTTTAATTTTTTTTTCTTGGGCATTTTTATCAGTAATTCTTTCTAATTCTAATCCTAAATTCTCAATAAATGTAAATAAATCATGATAATATATATTATCTATACTATTTATAGATATACCTGATATATCTGATATATCTGATATATCTGATATATATGATATATCTGTTTGATTAATTTTATAATCATGTTTACATACAAAATAATCTGCAAGTAATGCTGCAAAATCATTATGTTCTATTTCATTAATTTCAGTTTGATTTAATTCATTATTTAATTTTAATATATATAAATAAGTATTATATGGATTATTAATTTTAGATTCTTCTTTTTTTGGTATACATTTAATTTTAGATTCTTCTATTGATTTTTTCAATTTTTGTATGGTGTTAAGTTCTTTTAGTTGTAATTTTTCTTGGGCACATATAATATTCCATATTTTTATAAAAGCTAATATTATATTTTGTTCATATGTATTTGAACTAGTGATAGGTGTCTTTAATATTGTTAAATAATGATGGATTAATTCATGTTTGTATCTATTTAAATTAATTAAATAATGTAATTTATAATATAATTTATCCAGATTAGAACTAATAGATTGTTCATTTAAAATATCTATTTCAATTTGATGAGGTTTTTTTAATATTTCAGTAGTTATACTTACTACTGTTAATTCTTGTATATTAGTTAATTTTTCTAAAGTATCTTTTAATTGTGTAATTTTAGTTTCATGTTCTTGATTTATATTAGCTATAAGTGGTGTATATCTTGTTTTAAATCTATCAATAAATTTTTTATAAGAGTCATAATTTGTTTTATATATATAATCTGTTTGTTTTTGAATACTGTCTATTTTTTGCATTATATGTATATTATATATTTTTGTAGTTTGTGTAAATAATTCTATTAACAATTTTGATAAATCTTCTTCATCAGAATTTAAATATTCTTGTAATTTTTTTGATAAATCACCTTCTTGTATATATAATGGATATAAAAATCTAGTATCTACAACATATTCATCTAATATTTTTCTATCAATACTTTCATCTATATATTTAATTAAAGTAGCTTTAAAATTAGATGGACTATATTCAATATGACTATATTTTTTTATTTTATTATATTCTATTATTATTTGTCTTATTTTTTCTAAAAATATAAATAATTTATATGTATTTTTAACAAAATCTTGAATTATTTGTTTTATTTCTTCATTATGACTTTTATCAATATCTATATATAATTGTGTAATAGCTTTTATATTTTGTTCAAATGATTCTGATATTTCAACTCTACTTATTATATCACTTGAACAACTTGGGACAAAGTCCACAGTTCTGGATTCAAAGGCTCCTCCTTTAGATGAACAACTAGGAAATTCTTTCCCAGTTCTAGATTCAAAAGCTATACCTTTGGATGAACTAACATTCATATATTTTAATAGGTCTTTATATATATTATAATCAGTATATACTAATATATTAATCATCTTATATAATGATATTAAACTATCCATATTATATTATATTATATCATAAAATAATCTATATTTATATAATGGATTATGATAATATTGATTTTAATAAATTAAAACAAAAAATAAAAGAATTAAAAAAAAATCCTAAAGAAAATTATTATGAATTACTCAATATTTATAAAAATTTAATCATTATTTATTATGAAAATAAATGATAAAAATAATATTTATTTTATTATAAAATAAATATTATTAACCTATTAACCTATTAACCTATTTATTATTGTTAAATTTATAAAATACACCATTGTATTTATCAAATGTAAACTCCTTAAATCCTTTTTCTTGTGATAATAAATTATTTAATCCATCTAATGTATCTACTGTCATATCACCACATCCTAAATACTTTTTATCCTTACAATATAACTTACAATATAATACTGATGCATTATCTCCTACAACATCTAATAATCCCTTTTTAACTGTATTATAATCATCTTCATCTGATAATCCTGATAATTTAAAAAATAATTTATAATAACTAAATTTAACTCTTAAATTATGTGATTTTCCATATTTTGCTTTAACATCCTTAAACCCTTTGACGGCATTTTTAACAGTGTCAAATACCAAAAACATTGAATCTCCTAGTTTATTCTTAAAAATGGATTGAACACCTTCCAAATCATTGAATTGTTTTTCATCAAAATCACTTACAGTTTTTATTAATAATGTTCTACCAGCTTTTCTAACTGTATTTTTCATATTGTATTTAGGTACATGTTTTGAATTTGATTCATCTTGAGAATAATCACCATCAAATTCATTTTCAAATTCTACTTTTTCTGCCATTATAATATATATAAAATAAATCCTTAAATCAAAATTTATAATAATGTAATTAAAGACTAAAACCAAGATATAATATCATTATAAATATCATTATAATAAGTAATAAATAATTCATAAACTGGATAATAAAATTTAATATAATCATAATAGTCTCTTAAAATAGTTTTATCAAAAATAATATTTTTAGATTTAAAAATTTTAAATTTTCTAGATAGTGCTAAATATATAAATAATTTAGAAAGTATTTTAATTGCATTTTTAAAATAATTAATTTCAGATAATAATTTTATGTCGTCTTGGAAGCTCATTATTACAGTATAATATAACATCCATATATCATGTAATATATATCTTTTATTATTATAATATATATAATATATATTTATTGAATTTACTAATTTCTCTATTTCATTAAATTTATCATTTATATTTCTTTTTGATTTATTAATTATATTGGTAATTATTGGTATTGTAAGTTTATACATTTCATCATATGTTAATATTTTTTTTATTAATTCAGGTAAAAATAATACATCATATAAACTATATACTAATACTTTATCACTTAATTTATTAATATCTATTTTTATTAAATATATAGGTCCCATATCTTCTTCTATTTTATATAATTCATTATATTTTGATTCATCTATTATATCTTGATTTAATAATAAATCATAAATTGAACAACTTTTTTTAATACCATGTTCAGCATTATAATAATCACACAAAAATTTAGTATCATAAAAATTATTACAAAATGAATTAATTAAATGTTCTTTCACCAATAATTGGTCAAATATATAAGGTATATCTAATGACTCTGCACCATGTAATATCTTATATATTTTATTACTAATTAATAATAATATTAATTTATCCTTATCTGATATATTATTTGGATTTATTATAAATATATAAACTTCTTTTTCATCACTATCTAAACATATTTGCATTAATGCTACATCTTTATGTGTTTTTGAAACTTTATTAAATTCAAAATCAATACCCATATATACTTTAGGTTTTTTTAAGAATTCATCAAATATTTCATACATAAATTTTTCATTATAAATATTATTAACAACTAAAATATTATAATTTTTTTTATTTGGATTTTTAAATTCATTCTTTCCATATAATGTTAAATCATACATTATAATTTATGTTATAAAAAAAAAATTATCATAATATAATTAATGATAAATTATACATATTTATTTAAATTTATAATTATTGGTGATTCTAGTGTTGGTAAATCATCATTATTATTAAAATTTATTGAAAAAAGATTTAAAACTGATCATGATATTACTATTGGTGTAGAATTTGGTGTTAAAACAATTGAATTAAAAGATAAATCTTTAATTAAATTACAAATATGGGATACTGCAGGACAAGAACATTTTAAATCTATTATTAGAGTATATTATAGAGGTGCTATTGGTGCATTATTGGTTTATGATATATCTAATAGAGATACATTTGATCATGTTATTAGTTGGATTAAAGAAGTTAAAAATTATTCTAATCCTAATATATTATTTATTTTAGTCGGTAATAAAACTGATTTAATTAATAGACAAGTATCTTATGAAGAAGGACTCCAATTAGCATATAAATATAATATGTTATTTATAGAAACAAGTGCAAAAACATCTCATAATATAGATAATAGTTTTAATACATTAGCACAACATATTTATGATAATATAATATCAGGAAATATTAAAATTGAAAATGAACACGATGGTATAATATTAGGTATTTATAAGCCTAAACCATTACATATATATAATAATTATAAATCATGTTGTTAGTAATATAGTTATATATGATGCAATATTGATATTAACATCATTATCATTATTATAAGTATCTCTTAATACTTCTAAATTATTAATTAATTGTTCATTTAGGTTATTAAATTTATTTTTAATTTGTAAATTATTTATTTTATTAATTTCTATTAACACATTATAATATTCATTAAATATTATAGTTAAGGAACTAAATGTAAGATTTCTAGATTGTTTATGTATATATCTTTTAATTGATTGAAATTTAGAATATTTATCAAGATATAATTCAAAATTAAATTTTTTATGATTAATTAATGATATTTGAGGATTATAAATTTCAGATTTATTAACTCCTATTTTATCATATAATTTAATATCTAATAATGGTTTTAATAAATTACTATAAAAAAAATATATTTTATTGAAAATATGAAATTGATAATATACACTATTTTTTGTGTGTAATATTATTTTAGAATTCATTACTATAGTTCAGATTTTTATTTATTTATAATACATACTGGGGCACCCTTAACTAATTTTCTATGACAACATAACCATTTTTCATCAAAATATTCAAAATTTTTATTTATAGGGCTTTTAATTTCAATACTAATAACATATAAATTCATATTTTCATTATTAGTCATCCAATAAGGAATCATATTACTTATACTTTGAATTAAATTATATGGTGTATTTTTTAATTCAAATTCTTTATTAAAAATTGGTTTTTGAGATATTATATATTCTCTATGTTCATCCTTCCATCTTGTAACCCAATAATATGGATTGTTATTTTTATTTTTATATGATATTAATTCATCATGTGTTTTTGATTCTAATTTATAATCAGTTAATAATAATTTAATTACTGGATTTTCTGGGTCTATAGATTTTATATAATTAATCAACATTTCTCTAGAGTCTTGATTATTAACTAAATCTACTAATTTTCTGTTTATAAACATAAATTTTTCTTTCCATAATGCATATTTCAATAAAAAATCTTGATATGAGAAATCATATTTTTTCTTTAAGATTAAATATTTAATAAATTTTGGATGAATTGTTTTATAAATATCTTGTTTATTAAAATTAACTTTAACAAAGTTAATTTTAACATATTTACAGAAATTTATAAAACTTTCATGTCTGATTTGTGTATAAATTATTCTATACATATTTAATTTTAATTTTTCAATTGGTAATTCTCCAAGATATGGAATTCCCTTTACTATTCCATAATCATTTACTCCTATCATAAATTGTGATGTTGTTTCTGAAGGTAAATTGAGAAAACATGATATGTATTTTGGTAAGTATACATGAAAATATCTATTTAGATTGTTAATAACTACATCATTAAAATCAAATTTATTAGTAAGACAAAATCTATCATAATCTGATATGTCAAATGATATCCCAGCTAAGTTAAATGTAAATTCCTTATACTCTTTTTCTAACTCTTCCGGACCAAGAAACTCATTAAATTCCATGATTTAAACTCAATATAATATATAAATCTATTAAAATAAAAATATCAATTTTTTTTAAGATAACATTCTAACTAGTTTAAATATTTCATTTCTAGTTTTAGATAATTTCTTAACATTTAATAATAATTCATCTAAAATATCATTTAATTCAGGAGAATATATTGTTATAGTTAATGTTTTTTTATTATGAATTAATTGATGATGTTTAAGTAAAGTATCATTATGGATTATTGATAATTCTCTTAATATAATGATATTATCATTTTTTTTAGTATGAATATCACTAATATGTTTTTCAATAATTTTACTTTCAGAAGAATCAAAATATATAATTATATCACTATATAGTGATATAATATCAAAATATAATTTATCATTTTTATTAATTTGAGATTTTATATTTTTATATTCTTGCTTTAATTCAGTCCATTTATATATAATACACATTTTAAGATTTTCCATTATATATATATAATTTTTATGTAATGGTATTAATGATATAATTTTATGATTATTAATATTATAGTTATCATAATATTTATCTATGGTATTTAACAATGCATTTTTTTTCTTAATTATATCTTCCATTGATAATAATAATTAATTATATAATCAATTTATTATTTTATCAATTTTTTATAATGTATATATATGGAAACATTATTAAATATAAAATTATTTATTATTAATATTATAATAATAGTAATTAATTTCTTTAAAACATATACTACTGATTTTATTACATTTTTATTAGATAGAAATATTATTCAAACTTGTATAGGTATATTAATAAGTGGACAAGTTATTATAATAGCACAAACAATATCAGAATCAATAATAAATCCAATATTAAAAAATTTATCATTTACTAAAGATGAGTTTAAAAATATGAAATATAATAGATTTGGCATAAATTTTGAAATTGGAAAAGTTATTAGTAATTTAATTACATTTTTAATTGTAGCTAGTATTATATTTTATATATGGAAAATTGCTACTTCTCCTGATATGAATTTTATAAATGATATGCTAAATAAGTTTGATATAAATATAAATACTCATAAAGAAAATATAATAAAAAATAATGATGTTAATAGATTTATTAATAATCAAATAGATGAAATAATAGATAATTCTACATATGATAATATGTATGATGATAAAATAATTTAGATATAAAAATATATTTATATTTATTAAATATGGATTTTAATTTAATGTTAGATGAAGCATATGATTTATTATATAAAAACCCAATAAACAAATTAATCATTCCCATTATTAATATTGATAAAACACCAACAAGATTACACTGGACTAATGTATCAGCCCTATTAAATGTAATAAATAGAAGTTCCCAACATTTATTACAATATTTAAAATATGAATTATCTAATAAAGAAATAAATTGGGTATCAGATAATATAGATTTAGGATTATTTATTTATGGAAAAAATATTAAAAAAGAATTTCTTACTGAATTAGTATTAAAATATGTTAATAATTGTGTAATATGTTCTAGTTGTAAATCTTATGATACTATTCTTACTAAATTTAACTCTAAAAAATATAATTTTGAATGCAATAATTGTAAAATGACTAAAGTCATTTAATAATTTTCATTGTTAAATTATAAATTTAATAATTTTCATTGTTAAATTATAAATTTAATAATTTTCATTGTTAAATTATAAATTTAATAATTTTCATTGTTAAATTATAAATTTAATAATTTTCATTGTTAAATTTATAATTTCATTATTAAAATATAAATTTAATAATTTTCATTGTTAAATTTATAATTAAATGGGAACAATTACATAGAAAATATTTAAAATATAAAATAAAATATTTAAATAAAAAACAAAGTTTGTTATTGATTATATTGTAATTTAATTTAAGTAATATTTTCTATATAAATATATAAATGTCAACAATTGTAGATAAAATATTAGCAGTAAAGTATAAAGAAATGTGTGGATTTTATAATATTATAAATGTATCAGATAATACAACATTATTAGGAAGTATAACAATATTATCATCATTATATACATCATCTAATACGGCTATTCATGGTAGTGAAAGTATAATGTCATCATTTTATATAAATAACAAATCTTTTTTAAAGGGTAATAATACATTTAATTCTAATTTATTTATATCAGGATTATCTAATATAAATAATAATTTAACAATTAATTCATCACTTAATATATTTGGTAATAGTAATATTAATGGTAATTTATATATTAATAATGGGGCTATTTTTCAAGACCAAATTACTATATTATCTGGATTTAATGTTGGTGGAGATTCTATTATTACTAATTTAGAAACAGAAACTATTTCTCCTTATGACCAACCTACACTTAATATTATTGGAGATACTATTAATATTGGTTCGACTAATTCTATTATTTATATGAGAGGAACTACTAATTATATAGCTAATACTAAATTAAGTATAAATGATAATTTAATAATGTTAAATATTGATACAAATAATAATCCTATTGATGATGGTATTAATGCAGGTTTTGAAATTTTAGGAAGTTCTGGAAATGGATTTATTAAAACTACAGAAGATGGATTAAGATATTATATTAAAGCACCTAATGATAGTATAACTAGATATATAGCAACATTAGATGGAAATGAAAATCTAACTATTTCAGGACATAGTTTATTTTATAAAGATGTAACTGTAAATTCTACATTGTTTGTATCTGATAAATCTATATTTAATAATGATGCTACTATGAATCTTAATTTAAATGTATTAGGTGATACAATAATTAATAATAATGCTACTATATTATCTAATATATATATATCTAATAATACTAATATACATAGTGATACAACTACTAATATGTCATTAAATGTATTAAATAATTCTATTATACCTAATACAATAGTTAATGCTGATTTAGTTGTTATGGGAAATACTAATCTATTAAGTGATACTACAATATATTCTTCATTAAATTTATATGGTAATTCTGACTTTTTAACTGATGTTACAATAAAATCATCATTAAATATTTCTAGCAATACAATACTAAATAATGATACTACTATTAAATCTAATTTATATATTTCTGGTAATTCACTAATGAATGGTAATGCTAATATTAATTCTACTTTATTAGTATCTGGTAATTCTATTTTATCTAGTAATGTTAGTATTAATTCTAAATTAAATATTAATGGTAATTCATTATTAAAAGGGGATGTTTCTATTGGAACTACTACAACTAAATTAAATATTTTAGGAAAAATAACTTGTAATTTAAAAGAATATCCAATAAATTCCACCGCAGCAGCTAATGGAATTCCATTATATGGATTTTATAGAACAGGAGGAATTGTTAAAATTAGAGTAGATGTTGTTGCTCCTACTATAACATTAATTGGTGATTCTTCAATTAATCTTACTTTTGGTAATGTTTATATGGAACCGGGTATAGTAGTTTCTGATAATGTAGATACAGGATTAAATGGATATATTATATCTATTGAAAATAATATAACATCTAATATAATATATTCTCCATTATTAGTTTCTAATAATTTATATATATCAGGAACAGAATTATTGCCATCTGGACAATATACAATTACTTATAAATCTACTGATGCAACAGGAAATGAAGGATATAATACTAGAACTTTAGTTGTTTTATAAACCTATTATATATTTATATGTATCAAGATAATTTAATTTAATATAATTTAATTTATCATCTTGTATAATTATAATATCTTTATTCCATAATATATGTTTAGTTAATACACCTAAGTTAATATTTAATTTTAATGTGGGAAAACATTCTTTAATTTTAATATTTATACGATTACAATTAATTATTAAATTCTTATGTAAATTACAATATTTTATAAAGTTTATATAAGATACATCTTTTAAATTTTGTGTATTAACATTAAATAATAGATATATTATTTTTGCTATAAAAATAATATCATCATATTCTATACATATTGGTATATAATATATTGTTATTATACGGTCAGTTATAATTTTTGTCCATATAATAAAATCTTTTTCATTTTTAAGATATTTATACATTTCAAATGGATTTTTTATTATTTTTTTAATTTTATTATCTAAATTACAAGATAATATATTTTTATTATTATTAGATTCATAATGTAATATGTTATTATTAAAAAATAATTTTAAATAATATAATCTTTTTGATATGTTATTCCAAGATAATTTATATGATAAATCTATTAATAATAAATTGTTAGTTATTATATTTTTGAAATTATTAAAAATATATTCAGGTATTAATGATTTAAATAAAGTAATAGATATTTTATTATTATCTGTTAAAAATAATTTTATTATATTTCTATGTAATATATCATTAAAAAATTTATGATTCATTATTACATAATTAATATCATATTGAATTATATTTATTAATATTCTTAAAGTATTTATATATAAACTTTTTAACTTTATTGGTATTAATTTATTAATAGCTTCTATAATTAGTATATCATTATTGTTATATGATAATATTGTTTTATTATTATATAAACTAATATATAGTATTTGGTCAAATATATCATCTAATTCATTTTTATTAGATTTTAATGGATAAATATAATTGCTAAATAATATTTGATAGATATTTATAATTGATTTAATATCAGTATATTTTTTGATTAAATCAATAAAATATATATTATCATAACTATTGTGTTTTAATATGTACATGTCATTATATTTATATCTTAAATATGACAATTTATAGTTATCATAATATTTAATAACATTACTATTTAAATTAATTATATTATTTATTATATATTGATTAATATCAGTATTAATAAAAGTATTAAATATAATATAATCATTATCTATATTTATGTGAGGATTATGATTATAGCATATATAGTTCTTATGAGTTATAACTATATTTTTAATTATTTGATTTTGTAATATATAATAACTTTTATTTATTTTAATTGAGTTATTTTTTAATGGTTTGTTGAAATCATAATTTAAATAATCTTTTAAACATAATAATAAATTTGAATTTATAAATAATTTATATTTAAAAGTTTCTAATAATTTATAATAATTATCAGGATACTTGTATGATTTTATATTACACAGTATAAATATGGTTTTAATAACATTAATATTATAACATATTGTATTAATATCTATATCTAATATATCTATTTTATACATATTAATTATATCAAAATTATCAGTTATATTTATAAATTTTAAATTATATTTATCAAAAATAATATTTTTTAAATTACTAAAAAAATCAATATCATTATCTAAACTATAAGATGATAATATTATATAAGGATTAAATATTTTATCATCAATTATATTAAATATGATAGGTAATTTAATATTAATATATAAAATTCCATTATAAATATTGTAAATAGGGATTTTTATTAAATCAATAGATGATGTATTATGTAATATTAATTGGTTATTATTATGTGATAATATAAATTTATTTAATAATAATTTATCATCTTGTAAAATATATAATTTTAATATCATTTATTTTTAAATTAATATTATTATTATTAATTATTTATATAATATTTTTATATAAATATCTAATATATATTATATGAATTTACTATTACTAGAAGACGGACTATATTATAAATCAAAATCTATAAAAACCCCTTTAGTTGATGAAGTTAAAATTTTATATGCTGATTATACTGGTTCTGGGCTTCCATCTCCTATTATAGATAAATATCTTGTTGATAATATATATCCATATTATGCTAATACTCATTCTAATTCTTTTTGTTCTCAATATATGAATAATCAAATTGAATTAACTAAAAATTATATTAAAAAAACTATGAATGTTAAACCTAATCAATCTATATTATTTACTGGTAATGGAACAACAGGAGCTACTAATCATCTTATTAATTCATTAAATTTTAATAAATATAATAAAATTAATGTATTAATATCATTATATGAACATCATAGTAATTTCTTGCCTTGGGTAGAAAAAGCTAAAATATATGATAATATTAATCTTATCCTAATTCCATTAAATGATGGATTAATTGATTATAATAAATATAATGAAATATTATCATCATTAAATAAATATGACCTAACTATAACTAGTATTACAGCTTGTTCTAATGTTTCAGGTATTAAAACTGATTTAGTTAAAATTAGACAAATGATTAATTATTATTTTGGTAATAAAAGTTTATTATTTGTTGATTATGCATCTTCTGCACCTTATGTTAAAATAGATGCATCTATTTGTAATGCAATTTTTATTTCTCCTCATAAACTTATTGGTGGTAATTCTACTCCTGGTTTATTAATTGCAGATTCTAATTTATTTATGAATAAATGTCCTTATGCACCCGGTGGAGGATGTGTTAAAAAAGCTAATGATGAAATTATTGAATATATTGATGATATTGAAGAAAGAGAAAGTAGTGGAACTCCTAATATAATAGGAATAATTAAAATAAGATTAGCTTTAATATTAAAAGATAAATTATTTAATGTAATAAATCATAATGAACATGAAATTATTAATTATGTTCATTTTAAATTAAATGAAATTAAAAATAAATATCCTCAATTAACAGTATTATATTTAAATAAACACTTAAATAATAGATTACCAATTATTTGTATATCTATTAAAGATATGCATTTTAATGAAATTGTAAAACTATTAAATGATAAATATGGTATTCAAACTAGAGGTGGTATATCATGTAGTGGATTATTTGCAAAACATATTGAAAATACAATTGGTATTAAAGGATGGTGTAGAATAACTTTTCATTGGTCTATGACCCAATCTGATGTAGATCATATACTAAATTCTATTTCATCTATTATAAAAAAATTGAAAATAATAAATTAAACTAAATTCAATATTTATAATCATGTACCGTAGCCATTTTGGCTCAAGCAAAACTACCTAGACACTGCGCACCGCACTTCCCGTAGGCATTTTGGCTTTAGATTTAGCTCTCAACATCCACCATGTCCTCTCCTAACATTGCACTGCAAGAGGATCCTCACTCCATCTTACATTTTTGCAATCAATGCGCAGCACCTGCAAATCACATGATCGGCACAAAGCCAAAGTGCAACACATGTTTTTATCAATGTCAGATGCAAAAACAAGTGCAGGCGCAGGTGCAGATGCAAGAACAAGTGCAGACGCATGTGCAGATGCAGCAATTGTTGCAAGAACATATGCAGATGCAAGAACATGTGCAGCAATTGCGGCAAGAGCGTGAAAAGCTTAAAAAGTTGGTGCAAGATTATGATGAATTTATGCAGGAGTTAGTTCATCTGCCACCTCAGGAGCATCCAACTATGAAGGTCTGCTATTTATCTTATCTCTTAAAGGATTTTGATAGGAAGCACAGGCATATTGTTGGTACTGTAATGACACGTAATGGCAGGCATTATGTATGTGAATCCTGCAAAAACCACCTTTCAGAACCAAGGATGAAAACATTTGTTGGTCTTGATGTCTGACACAAAGATTGAACCAAGAAACATATTTATTGGTTCTGATGCTTGATATGCATTTATGGAACCTGAGTAGTTGTTCCAATTGGATTTTTTATCATAGACATGCAAGATAAAATTGATTTATTAATCTTATCTTTTATATAAAATATATAATATTTAGCAATTATTAAAATATTTAATTTATATATTTATACAAAAAAAATTGAAAATAATAATTAATATTAAATCTAATATATTAGACCTAGTACCGTAGCCATTTTGGCTCAAGAAGCGTCCGCATACGGATCAACAATATCTGAAGCCCTCATCAGCAATGGCAGCAGCAGCAGCACAAGTATTTGTCGTCCCAGTTGGTGGACCCGTCCCAGTTGGTGGACCCGTCCCAGTTGGTGGACCCATTCCAGTTGGTGGACCCATTCCAGTTGGTGGACCCGTCCCAGTTGGTGGACCCGTCTTTGATGCAATTAAGGAACAGGTCGCAACAATTGTGTTTCAAGTAGTTGCCACAATGCAACAGGAAATTGAAGCAACCGCACGTGATGTGTTGGTTCACGCACTAAATCAGGCGAGACAAGCACTTGTACCTATTGCAGCACCACCTGCAGTACCACCGGCAGCACCTCCTGCAGCACCTCCTGCAGTTCCACCTGCAGTACCACCGGCAGCACCTCCTGCAGCACCTCCTGCAGTTCCACCTGCAGTTCCACCTGCAGCACCTCCTGCAGTTCCACCTGCAGTTCCACCGGCAGCACCTCCTGCAGTTCCACCGGCAGCACCTCCTGCAGTTCCACCGGCAGCACCTCCTGCAGTT